TCTCACCTACGTAGACCTTCAGGTGATGCAGGTCATGAGAATGGTAAAGAGATTACTCTCTCACATCTACGTGGCTCTGCATCTATAGCACATCTATCTGATAGTGTGATAGGATTAGAACGTAATCAACAAGCAGATGATGAGGTAGCTTCTAACACTACCACCATACGTATTCTAAAGAATAGATATACTGGTGAGACAGGTGTAGCTACACATCTTTACTATGATAAAGAGACTGGTCGTATGAAAGAGATTGACAATCCTTACGAAATAGATAATAACAATGGAGAGGAGGCACCATTTTAATGTGGAAACATTATTGTCATACAGAACAAGAAGAGTTAGAAGTAGGTAATGGTGAAGAGTGTAACTGGTGTGGACTAGATGCTGAAGCAGTATCTATAGATGGTTTTGATAAAGCTATTATAGGAAAAGGAGAACAATTTAATTCACCACCTTTACTTGTCTATTCTTATAGTAGGATATGTAAGATACTAAGAGAAAGAGATGGTATGTCTTGGGAAGAAGCAGATGAATATGCTCAATATAATATAACTAATGTATGGGTAGGTGATAGAACTCCCATGATATTATATAATGAGTATTGGTATGATTGGAAAGATGATGAGAGCAATAGTTGATATAGAAACAGACAGCTTGAATGCAACTAAGGTTCATTGTATTGTGGCTAAAGACATAGACTCAGGGAGGGTTTATCCTTTTCCTCCAGACTTGGTAACTGAGTTCAAGTCTTGGGCACAAGGTGTCAAGCAATTTATTATGCATAATGGTTTATCTTTTGATGCACCTGTGTGTAATAGATTGCTAGGTACTAACATTAAACCTGATCAAGTTTTAGATACACTTGTACTGTCTCAGTTGTTTTATCCTATACGTGATGGTCATTCTTTAAAAGCATGGGGAGAGAGACTAGGCTTTCCTAAAGGAGATGTTGATACCTTTGAAGTGTACACACCAGACATGTTAGAGTATTGTAAACAAGATGTTAATATAACACATCAGTTATTAAATGAGATGAAGAAAGAAGGAAAAAACTTTTCACCTTATTCTATTAAGATAGAACATGATGTAAGAGTTATAGTAAACAAACAAGAACGCAATGGTTTTTATTTAGACATGAAAAAAACTATGAACTTATTAAATCTTTTACAAGATGAAGCAACTGAATTAGTTACGTGGTCTGTTAAACATTTTGATCCTACTGTAGTAGAGTTAGTAACAAAAACAAAATACATACCATTTAATATAGGTTCAAGACAACAGATAGCAGATAGATTATCTAAAATAGGATGGAAACCTAAACAACATACAGATAAAGGTAATATCATTATTAATGAAGCTGTATTAGATACAATAGATATGCCTGAAGCAAGAAAGTTTTCTAGGTATTTTCTATTACAGAAACGTATAGCACAAATTAAGTCATGGATAAAAGCATGTGATGATAATGATGGTAGAGTACATGGTAGAGTAATGACACTTAAAACTATTACTGGTCGTATGTCTCACAACTCTCCTAACATGGCACAAATACCTGCAGTACGTTCACCTTATGGTAAAGAGTGTAGAGATTGTTGGACAGTAGAAGATACCTCTACTCATTCTATTGTAGGTACTGATGCTAGTGGATTAGAGTTAAGATGTTTAGCTCACTACATGAATGATACTACATTTACAGACATACTATTAACAGGTGATATACATACACACAACATGAAGATGGCAGGTCTAACTGATAGAGACCAGGCAAAGACTTTTATATATGCCTTTATGTATGGAGCAGGTGCTACTAAAATAGGAAAGATAGTAGGAGCAGGTGCTAAAGAAGGACAAAGATTAATAGATAATTTCTTATCAAGTATGACAGCTTTAAAAAGAGTACGTGATGGTGTAACTAAAGCATCAGCTAAAGGAAAGATTAAAGGTATAGATGGTAGATTACTACATATACGTAGTGCACATAGTGCATTGAATACTTTATTGCAAGGAGCAGGAGCAGTTGTATGTAAGATATGGCTTATTAATATAATGACAAGAGTAAGAACACTAGGGCTTGATGCCAAGCTTGTAGCTAGTATTCATGATGAGTATCAGTTTGAAGTTCTAAACACAGATGTTAAAAAGTTTGGACAGATAACTAAAGATGCTATGAAAGATACAGAGAAAGAGCTACACATGAAGTGTCCACTTGATAGTGAATGGAAGGTAGGTAAGACATGGGCAGAGACACACTAAACCAACAAGAGTTGTTTGATAATTTTAAATCTATTGATACAAGTAAAGCATCAGTTATTTGTATTAAATGTAATGAAGAAAAACCTATTGAATCTTTTTACACTTATGTAGCTAAAGTACAAAAAACAACTGGTAAACCATCCAGTTATAGAATTTGTAAAAAATGTATGCAAAGATTAGATAAGGTACGTGTAGAGTTACGTAAAATAACTCCTCCTCCACCTAAAGATTATGAATGTCCTATATGTTTAATAACTGCTGATGATTATCATCTAAGGACAAGTACTAATAATAAGTGGTGTTTAGATCATAGTCATATAACAGGAAAAGCTAGAGGATGGCTCTGTCATAAATGTAATTCAGCAATAGGTTGGCTTAATGATGATTCTTCCAATACAAGAAGAGCAACTGAATATTTAGAAAGGTATGAAGATGACAATAGTTAAAGAATTTAAAGGAAGAAAAGATCATGCTCAGTATATAACAAGAGGTATACAGGTAGAGAATAACTTTATAAAGACTGTTAAAGAGCATGGATATACAGTTGAGATAGCTGATGATAACACTAACATATATAAACATATAGATTTATATCTTACTAAAGATAACAAGACAGTTAGTGTAGATGTAAAGGCTAGAAGAACAGGTAATAAACAAAGAGTTTTTGATGACGCATGGATTGTTGTTGAGTTTCTAAATACAATAGGTAAGAAGGGTTGGCTTTATGGTGACTGTGATTACTTTGTATTTGAAAGAGAGCATGACTATGTATGGTGTATCGCAAAAGAGTTAGTAGAATTAACTGACAAAGTTGTAGATAAAAGCACTAGAGTAGAAAGCTACAGAGATGCTAACTACAAAACATGGGGTAGAAAACATCAAGGAAAACAAGACCTTATCTCAAGAATTGAGATGAGTTATATATTAAAACTAAATAATACATTTATTATGAATAAAACTCTTGACAATATTAAAGAGCCATGTCATAATTCTTTTATTAATAAACAGAAAAGGAGTACACGTATGAGTGTAATACAAGGAACAGCTAACTGGGCACATATAATTAAACCTAACTTTAAATTTAAAGAGGAAGGTGAATGGAGTATTGATGTATGTAACCTTGACGAAAAGAATACTGCTATAGCTCAGAAAGATGGGCTATCTATTAAAAATAAAGGTGATGAGAATGGTAACTTTGTTACTATAAAAGCTAAGACTACATGGGCAAAGACAGGAGAGAAGAAAGATCCACCTAAAGTTGTAGGTGCTGACAAGCTTCCTTTTACAGAAGCTAAAGTTGGTAATGGTTCATTAGTTAATGTAAAGTACACTACGTATGAGCATAAACCTTATGGCACATTTGGTGACTTGAAAGCAGTAATGGTTGTAAACTTTGTTCCTGCACCTGAGTCATTAGATGATGACATGCTTAGTGACTTTGATGTAGTTGAAGATGGGTATAAAAGCAAGCAAGATGCTGACTTAGATTTTGCATAACAATTAAATAGGAAAGGATGGGAAGGTATAGTTTATCTTCCCATTTCTATTATGAAAACTATTGATACTTTAGTACAAGATATGTATGATTTATTTAATCCTCTTGTTGATTCAAATTTAAAAGAAGAAGAAGTTGATGCTCATCTAAACTCTTTTACAGAGAGTGTAAAGAAAACATTGAAAGGTTTACTTAATGAGAAACCTAGAGAAAGAGGTAGGCTAAGACTATCTGCTATAGGCAAACCTGCTAGACAATTATGGTATGAGAAAAATTCTAAAGAGGAACCTAAACCTTTAGAGTCTAACACAAGAATTAAATTTTTGTATGGTCATCTGTTAGAGGATGTCTTAATTCTTTTAGCTAGACTTTCTGGACATGTGGTAACTGACTTACAGAAACAAGTTAATGTACATGGTATTGTAGGACATCAAGACTGTGTGATAGATGGTGTATTGGTTGATTGTAAGAGTGCATCAGGTAAAAGTTTTCAAAAGTTTGCTAATGATAATCTAGCTACTGATGATCCTTTTGGTTACATAGCACAAATCTCTGCTTATGCTGAAGGTAATGGTGTAGATGAAGCTGCTTTTTTAGCTATAGATAAACAACATGGAAGCATCTGTTTAACTCGTGTTCATTCAATGGAGATGATTAATGTTAAAGAAAGAATTAAATATCTTAAAGAAGCTGTTGAGAAAGACTCTCCACCAGACAGGTGTTATAGTGATCTACCTGATGGGGCTAGTGGTAATCGTAAGCTTGCTATTGGTTGCTTGTACTGTTCGCACAATCGTACTTGTTGGAGTGATGCTAATGAAGGTAAGGGATTACGTGTCTTTAATTATTCAAATGGTAAGAGGTATCTTACACAAGTTAAAAAAGAACCTAATGTGGAGGAGATAACTGAATGGTAAGTCATTGGGTTCAATATGGAACTAAAAAACTTTTTGTTCCTGACTTAGATAAGTTTGGATTTGTTTATATCATTACTAATTTACAAACAGAAAAGAAATATATAGGATGTAAACAATACTTTATTGGCAAGTCAAAACGAGAATCAAGATGGCAATCTTATATGGGTTCTTCAAAATATTTAAAAGAAGATATAAAAAAAGTAGGTAAGAAAAATTTTAAGTTTGAAGTGATTGATGAATTTAAAAACAAAAGAAGTTTAAAGTACTATGAGTTAGCTTATCAAGTAAAGTATAATGTACTAACTGATTGTGTTGAAGGTTCAGACAATAATAAATATTATAATAATTATATAGGTGGTAAATTTTTTAGACCTGTAGAAAGAAAGGAGGTAAAAAATGTCAATTGAAAAAGCAATGTACGACACAGCACTAGCTGAGTTTCAATCTCAAAGAGATAAAGCTATTACTAATGCACGTATATACTTAAAACATCCTAGTGGCATAGGAGAACATGGACAAGTAGTTGATGAATTTATTAAACAAGTAAAGTTAGCTGCTGAAGCAGACGAAGCTGCGTCTATGTTAATAGATACATTTAGAGATGAGATAGCACAAGAAGAATAAAATGGATGAAGAGTACATTGAATTAATAACAGAGTTAGAAGAAGAAACTTTTACAAGTCCTGAAAGAATCTTATTTATTTCTGTTATCTTTCAAGCATTGTTAGATGCAACAAAAGAAAAGACTATAGTAGAATCATCACGTACAAGTGTTGAGAGAGCACACGCTCGTGCTTGGTTCTTCTGTAGTGTTGGTGTAACGTGTGATAACTTTGAGTA